TAAATTCGGTAATGGTGGCAAAGCGCACGGTGCCTATGGTAAGCGCTGGGAGAACGGAAGCACTGACGGAAGCACTGACCAGTTACTTTGTGCATACGATCTTCTCACGAAGAGCCCAGACGCTCGTCAGGTCGTTATTACGCAGTGGGCTCCGAATGATATCGTCCATGCGTTACGAAGTAAGTGGAATGATATGCCATGCACGCTATCGCTACAGTTCCTTATCCGTCAAAACCGCCTAAGCTTAGTCGTGACGATGCGATCGAACGATCTGTGGTTGGGTACTCCGTATGATATCTTCTGCTTCTGCACGATTCAACAAATCATGGCAGCGGCTCTCGGAATCGGCGTTGGCGAGTACGTGCACAACGTCGGCTCCCTGCATATCTACGACAAGAACCTTACTAAAGCCGAAGAAGCCTTACGGTACTCCGAGACGTCTAATGCCGTTAATGGGCTGGATTATGATGGAGGACAATTAGAAGCTTTAGAGGTCATTATGTACAGCCCGTCGAAACCCCAAGGCCTGATGGTGAAACTGCTTGACTCGAAGAAACGCATGGAAAAGGGAGAAGGCGCTTATGCTCTCCCAGGAATTGCTGGTGAAAGCCCCTCAGCATGGTGGCAAGACTTGTTGCTATGCTGCCACTCGAAGATCATACAACAGCGCGGAGAGTACAAAGGCGCGCTGACTCAGAAACCACTATACCGCGCAGACTTAGCTGCCGGAAGGAATTACTAACGTGAGACCTCAATGCATTATTCTCGAAGGAACGGACGGCGTAGGCAAAACTACCGTCGCTAAGCTGCTTGCAGACGATCTAAATGCAAAGCAGATTCGGTGCCCAGGAGGACATCCCTTCGCCGAAAAGATTCGCGAGCTTATTAAAAGCGATGAAGGCCGTGAGCTTTCGAGCGAATCTGTACTACACCTAATGACTGCGGCAGATCTATTAGCTCGAGAAGTAGCGGATAGACTCGTCGAAGACGGTGAAACGGTCATCATGGACCGCTGCATGCTATCGAATGGCGCTTATCGATATGCTGAAATGCTAATAGACGGAGGCGTTGTAGGGTCCAATACCATCTCCAGTAATATCTATGAACTGGCGATGGAGACGATCTACACACATCGCTGGGCGCCTCCTGGGTCAGTTGTGGTACTGCTAACAGCGTCTGTCGAAACGTGCCGTTTACGCGAAAAAGTTCGACAAGAACCAGGAGACCGGTTCGGCTTACTATTAGAAGGCGCGTCCCGATGGTACAAAGACGGTAACATGGAACTCGTCTGCGAGGACGCTGGCTATGACTCTGGCTCTATTCCGGTTATACGCGTAGACACGGAAAGGAAGACGCCAGAGGCAGTTTGCGAGGAAGTATTAGCAGCACTTATAGCTTTGTAAAAGAGGAGATTTACTTTAGGGGCGTTTTTAGAACGGGGTCCCCAGAGGACTGTTTTGGACGGTCTCTGGGTGACTTTTGGATGGCGCGTCGGGTGACGACGGTTCTGAAATAGCGCGTAGGAATGGGGCGCTAGAAAATGCGCGATTTAGAGATACGGGCATGATGGTTCTGAAATAAGGGCCTTTTCAGGGTACGCGGCAGAATATCGAGAATAAGTAGTCGTAGGTGTAAGTGGTTGTGGTAGCAACTGTTAGGAAGTCATCGGAGGACTATTTTCAACGTTTAGGGGGGTATATAGGGTATATTATAAGGAGAGTATTTATTTTTATATTATAAAAGAGAAAAGAAGGAGTGTATCTATATCTTAATAGAAGGCTAGAAATATCGAGATCTCTCTACATACCCTCTATACCCCCTTAAAGCGTGAAAATAGTCCTCGAGCATGGACTTCAAAAAAGCCATAAGTATACTTGAAACATGAAAGCCAAAAAGCCCGTTAAACTTAAGATCTCGAAAACGGGCGTAGTCGATCCTATCGATCCGTTGGTTGTGTGTAAGCGCGTGGGCGTCGACCCGATCGAGATTCTCGCATTGTTCGCAAAAGGCGATGTCGTTCGACTTGGACTAATGACGAAAGAAGAATTCGAAGATGAAGGTAAGTACGATACTCGTCTGAAACGATGGATCAGACTTCCGGGTCGTCTCAAAGCTCTCGATGTTATACCGGCTAATGAACGTCGCGATTCAGCGAAAGAATTAGCTCCATACGTTTATCCTAAGAAGCAGAGCGTGACGACAGTCGTTCAGAAGCCTAATGGCGACCCTGTGGAGCCCGCTAAGGCGCTCGAGCAAAAGATTAAGGTACACCTATACCTTCCGAAAAAGGTATGACTACAGTGACCGCAGTGACCGAAGAGCCTATTGAGATTAGGCCTCATGAAGGGCCACAAGAACGCTTCTTAATGTCCGATGCAGATATCGTTATTTATGGCGGTGCTGCTGGTGGCGGAAAGTCTTACGCGATTCTGTTAGATCCACTTTACGAAGCGATGACGGTGAAAGGTTTTAGCGCCGTTATATTTCGACGCACTCATCCTGAGATTAAGAATCCAGGTGGCCTATGGGATACCTCTCGACTTCTGTATCCTCTCGTCGACGCTGGAGAGAAAGTCTCTTCGCTTCAATGGGTCTTCCCAGGAACCGCGGCGACTGTCAAATTTGCGCATATGCAGCATGAGAAGAATAAGTACGATTGGCAAGGGTCACAAATTCCGTATATCGGTTTTGACGAATTAACACACTTCGATAAGTCAATGTTTTTCTACATGCTATCGCGAAATAGAAGTGGCTGCGGTGTTAAGGCTCGTATTCGAGCAACGTGTAATCCAGATCCTGATAGCTGGGTCAGAGCGTTCATCATATGGTGGATCAATACAGACACAGGCTATCCGATCCCCGAGCGCGATGGTGTCATTCGTTATTTCGCTCGTGTGAACGACGAACTCGAATGGGCGGATACCGCTGAGGAACTTACGAAACGAGGGTTGAAGCCTAAGTCCGTAACTTTCATTGGTGCTAACATATACGACAACCCTACACTTCTTAAAGGCAACCCTGACTACGTGGCATCGCTTCAAGCTTTAACGAAGCATGAACGCGACCGCTTACTCGGCGGTAACTGGAATGCGAGAGCGAAGGCTGGAGACTTCTTTAAGCGCGAGAGTTTCGAGATTGTCGATGTGGCGCCTGCTGGTGATGATGAGGTTCGTTATTGGGATAGAGCATGCACAGAAGAAAGTGAGCATAGTCCTAATCCTGACTGGACCGTCGGCTTAAAGATGCGAAAGGTACGCGGCGTGTACTACGTGCTGGATCTACGACGCTTCAGAGCTTCACCAGGTCGCGTAGAAAATGCAATAAAGATAGTTGCTTCCCAAGAACCACACACGACGATATGTTTAGAGCAAGATCCAGGTCAAGCAGGCGAAGCTGAAGTCTCGTATCTCATAAAAGGATTAGCGGGTTACGACGTAAAAGTGAATCGCGTTACGACAGCCAAGGACGTTCGCGCTAAACCAGTAGCGGCACAGGCCGAAGCGGGCAACGTTAAATTAGTTAGAGGCGAATGGAATGATGCCTTCTTAGACGAGATGGACACGTTTCCTGATCCAAAAGATAAAAGCAAAGACGACCAAGTAGATACACTAAGTGGCGCATTCAACTATCTCACTCGTAAGGCAGCTCCGTCCATACGCACTTTGTAGTGTACATTCGCGTCGCGCGCGTAATGATACGCACATGAAGATCCCATTCATCTCCGCTTTTCTCGAACGCAAATTCGATCCAGCATTCCAACGAGTCTACATGTGGGCTCTTGGTCGTCCTGTTTGGATGGACCGAGATATCAAAACGTTTAGCGAAGAAGGCTACAAGAAGAACGCTATCGTTTTTAAATGCATCGACAAAACGGCTAAGGCTGCGAGTCGTATCCCAATCTGCCTACATAGAGCAGACGGTACCGAGATTGAGTCGCATCCACTACTCGATCTGTTGAAGCGACCTAACCCCGCTAGCGGCAATGCTCGATTCTTCGAAGCAGTCGTTGCATACTATCGTATCGCTGGTAACTCATACATCTTTGCTAACGCTGAAGAGTCTCCTACAGAACTTTGGCCTCTTCGGCCCGATCGAATGAAGGCTGTTCCAGGAATGACTGGCGTTGCTGAATGGCAGTACCAAGTTGGTAGTGGCGAGCCATTGAGAATCCCAGTAGATCTAGTCACTGGCAAATCCCAAGTACGCCAGTGGAAAACGTTTAATCCGCTAGACGATATTTATGGCATGTCTCCGCTCGAAGCAGCGGCGTGGTCAGTCGATCAGCACAACGACGCGAATGCTTGGAATAAGTCGCTGCTCCAGAACGGCTGTAAGCCCAGTGGCGCTTTCGTAGTTGGTTCACAAGGCGGACTTAGCACTGGAACATTAGGTGATACGCAATACGAGCGATTGAAAGAGCAGATGGACGCTAAGATGAGCGGTCCTGCTAATGCCGCAAAACCGTTAATTTTGGAAGGTGGATTGGATTGGAAAGAGATGGGACTCAGTCCGAAAGAGATGGATTGGCTTGAAGGCAAGCACGCTTCTGCCCGCGAGATATGTCACGTACTCGACACCCCTCCGCAACTACTCGGTATTCCTGGTGATAATGCGTATGCCAATTATTCAGAAGCGCGGTTGTCATTCTACGAAGATAGCGTCATACCTCTCATCGAGAACTTACTAGACGAGTTAAATTCGTGGCTCGTCCCTATGTTTCCCGATCTTGTGGGTGCGTATCTCGTTATCGACAAAGACAACATCGACGCTCTTTCATCACGCCGGAATGAGAAGTGGGAAGCGATCGGTGGTGCAGCGTTTCTTACGATTAATGAGAAACGTGAAGCACTCGACTACGAACCATTCGATGCGCCTGAGGCTGATGAACTATACATAGCTCCGAATCTGCTACCGTTACGAGGCTCTATGACCGCCGCTGAGCCAACGGCAGAAGGCGTACCACAAGATCCTACTCAGGGATCGTCGGCTTTGCTGAAAGAGCCGAAGAAGCCTGAAGATAGCATGAGCGACACAACGAAGCGTATGCTAGAATACCTCGAACGTAAGAATGGTGGATAGTATGAATCGTGCTAGATACGCTTCAAATACGCTTAAGTTACTCGATAAATTAGAACGTGGACTGCAGACTCGGTTAATCGCCGAGTTTTCTCGTGTAGCGAAAGAGGCATCTGCGGCGTATCCTTCATTGAACAGCGCAGTTAAAGCCCATGAGCTTCGGATCAAACGCCTACTTATTACTCACGGTCTCGTTACCGCAAAAGAATTCGCGTCCAGATCGAAGCTTATCGAACGGCGTAAGCGTAAGGTTCTAGTTACGCAGTCTAAAGCAGATCGTAAGAAAGGCATTCTCACAGAGGCCCAGTTAGAAGATAGGCTTGCTGAGATTGTCGATGAGCGCGCACTGCAACACGCAGTCGATATCTCTCGTAGGACCAAAGAAACCCTTAGTAATATTATTGAAGATGGAACCGTAGGTGCTGAAGGTCCACGGACTATTGCTGAAGCCATTCTCGAAAAGCTTCCCGGCATGTCACGTTACAGAGCTCTCACTATCGCGCGCACTGAGACTCACTCGATTGCGATGCAAGCAGAATTAGAATCAATATCGAGCGACCCAGACTTAGAAGGGACCGAAATGCAGAAAACGTGGATATCATCTGCAGACGATAGAACTCGAACAGATCACATCAACGTAAACGATACGAGTGTAGGCCTAGACGAAACGTTTACCGTAGGTGATTCTGAACTTCTGTACCCAGGAGACCCGGAAGGTCCGCCGGAGCAGGTAATAAATTGCAGATGTGTTCTAGTGTACTCCGTAAAATAGCTGTGTACTTCACGCGCGCGAAGGTTACGGTACTGTCATGCAAGCCATCCTTGACACCTGTATCGAGATTAAGTCCTTCAATTCTGAAACGGGGGAGTTCGAAGGCTACGCCAGTACGTACGGTAACGTCGACAAAGGCAACGATATCTGCGTTAAAGGTTGCTTTGATGAAACTTTAAGCGTAAAGTCATTCCCTGCTCTTTGCTGGCAGCACGAGATAAAAGAGGTTGTTGGAGAATGGCTTGAAATGAAGTCCGATGCTAAGGGCTTACTGGTAAAAGGCCGCGTCTGGATTAATAAAGGAATTGCCCGTGCCGAACAAGCGTGGCTAATGCTAACCGGCAACGGCCCTAGAGGCTTAAGTATCGGCTTTGTCGCTAAGGCTGCCACTCGCGCGAAGAGTGGTGTGCGTATGATTACTAAAGCGTTACTTAAAGAAATTAGTGTAGTCACGTACCCGATGAATACTGAAGCGCAAATCATATCGACGAAGTCAGAAGAGTTTGATGCTCTCGCGGATGCTAAGTACGATAGTAACGCCTACGGTACACCGCTCCACTCTTCAGCATCAGCCTTAAACGCTGCGCAACAGGCACCTGACGCGTCGAAGCGCAAGACCACTAAAGCTGATCGCTTAACCGATATCGCTGTTACTTCCGGAATTACCGCTGACCACGCTGCAGCAGCTGCCGCGCACTCGGAAGCGGCACAAGCACACAGCGCAGACGGTAACGGTGCAGCTACTTCGCACCATCTTACTGCGATGTCACAGCATCTTAGTGCCGCAGCGCCTCGTAAGAATGACACCGTAACTTTAGAAACTAAACAGGCGATTACAAAGTCGATCGT